ACGGATGCGGTTACGTCTGGCAACGCGACACCCAGCAAAGCGAACACCCTGGGTCTTGGCATGACTCGAGATGCTGATGAGAACGGCGGAACCATCTCCGTGGGTACGGGCTGGACGCTCGAGGACACGGCCTCCAACGTCAAGACCGAGTACCAGGCAATCTCGGGAACGAGTGCCCTCGCGGCAACCTTCACTCACAGCGTTGCCGCGGCACACCTGACACAATTCATCATCGTGAGCGAGACTGCGGCCTCCATGGTCGTCAATCCCATAACCGGCCGCGGTGGCACTGCCGCGCAACCGATTTCCAACTGAGGCCAAGGCCATGAAACGACTCGCATCCCTGCTCCTTCTCCTGTGTCTGTCGCCGGCCTTCGCCGGCAACTACGTGGGGGACTACGCACTCGGGGACACCGTCTACTGCAAATTCGGAACGGTTCGTCCCTCGACAGGTGCGAGTTTCACGCTCGCGGGTTCCCCGGTTGTCTCGGCATACCCGAACAACTCGACCACGCAGCTCACCGCCGGCATCACGCTGACGGTGGACTTCGATGGCGTCACGGGCATGAACAACCTGACGGTGGTTGCGAGCAGCGGCAACGGTTACGCCACGGCAACGTTCTACTCGCTGCAGATCACGACGGGCACGGTGGACTCCGTCAGCGTCACAGGTCAGGAAGCGTGCTCATTCTCTCTGGGTAAGGTTTCTGCGCTCCGACCGACCACGGCCGGCAATACGTTGCTGGTGGATTCTTCCGGCAACGCCAACTCCAACGTCATCCAGTGGTACAGCTCGGACCTTGGGACCGGAACCGGCCCTCTGCCAGGTCTTGGAGTTCTTGATCGAGGCACTGCTCAATCCGACAGCACCACCACGGTCCAGTTACGAAGTGCTGACACGTTCGCCGATGACGAGCTGAACGGCGCCACGTACCTCGTGTTCTCCGCGACCACGGGCGCCGGGCAGAGAAGTTCGATCTCCGATTACACCGGAAGCACGGACACCGCGGCGATCAGTCCATCTCTGGTCACGGATCCCACAGGAACTAACCGCTACGAAATTTACGCGGTGTCCCCTGCTTCAGGGTCGGTCTCCATTGCCACCGGAGGCATCACCACAGGGTCTTTTGCTTCTGGGGCGATCGATGCTGCCGCCATTGCAACGGACGCCATAGGAGCCGCCGAGATTGCAACGGATGCCATCGGGGCATCGGAGATTGCAACCAATGCGATCGGAGCCGCGGAGGTTGCGGATGCAACGATCGACGCTGCGACCTTCGCGAGTGCTGCCATCACGGCAACCACGATTGCAACGGACGCCATTGGCGCCGCGGAGCTCGCGACCGATGCCGGAACGGAGCTAGGGACTGCAAACTGGGCAACGACCACACGCATCCTCACGGCCGGCACGAATATCGCTCTGGCCAAGGGAACAGGCGTCACGGGGTTCAACGATCTGTCCGCGGCCCAGGTGAACACTGAAGCCGATGCCGCTCTGGCTGACATCTACCTGGATCGACTGTTCGCGATCGATTACAACCCGGCGAGCAAGCCCGGCACTTCGACTGCTCTCCTGAACGAGCTCGTGGAGAGTGATGGAGGTGTGTCGAGGTTCACGGCGAATACGCTGGAACTCGGTCCCTCAGGATCGGGGGCATCGGTCACCGCAATCGCGGATGAAGTGCAGACCCGAACGATTGCCGGCGTGACCACGGTTGGAACCGTGAATGCCCTGGCGGCGAACTCGGTCAACGCTGCAGCCATCTCGAGCGATGCCATCACGGAAATCTCTGCGGGACTGCGGGATGTGGTGGTGGACGACATCTCGGGCAAGTCTCTGGGTTGCATTGCCGCGGCCATGGGCGCCTACATTGGGGGTCAGGTCACTACCTCTGGCGGGGTATCTACCTATCGGGACCAGAGTGGTGTGGAGGTGCGCATTTCCGGTACTGTCACGAGCTCCGGGAACCGCACAGCCACGATCACCTGTCCGAGTTACTAAATGGGCTCATGGGAAGAAGATGACTTTCAACCCTCTGGCTGGCAGCCGGATGGTTGGAACGTCAGTGGAACGAGTACTTCCACGAGCACGACTCCGGCCACCCCCGGGCGCGCGAGCAGCCGTCTTCCCGCAAGCCTTGGCAAACCCGTCACCACCCGCAACTTTAGCTGGAAGGAGATGGTGATCCGTCAGTGGGGGAGTCAGTTCTCTGCCCCGGATCATGGCATCTATCAGTTCTCTGGAGGGAGGAGTTTCGACTCCACGGATCTGGGGCAGACCGGCATCTATCGACACCCGCGAAGATGAGCGACCTCGATCTCATCGTGGTGGAGAAGGGGAACCCCGACGAGCAGACGGACATGGAGCGGGCTGCGTGGGTGTTGAGAACCCTGAACGATCACTACCCGCACCATCCCTGGACTGTGGCGGTGCAAGGGCGTGGATTGATCATCCGGCACCTGATGATCTCGGGAGTGGCTGCTGGGTTTCTCAAACGAGAGGGATTCTCCTTCCTGATGCCGCGTGACAAGATGACCACTCCGAAGGAGGTTGCGGAGTCGGCGATGCGTGCAGGGGGAGCCATGCTCGAACTATTCGGTCTGCGTCGCGGTGCATGCGATGGGACGATGCCGGAGATACCCAAGGACTGGAAGGCGAGACAGCAGAGGAAGTTCGGGTGATCTGTCCGGCGCTCGTTTGGTCCGTGTTCGAGATGGGTCTGAAAGAGGCCTGCCGTTCGATAGAACAGGATGTCGAGATGGCCCTCAAGATGAAGGCCAAGCATGAGCGTCTCTCTGCCGCTTCAGCTGCCGCAGTTGCTCACGAACGCGCGATCCATGATGCTCTCGTCGAATCCAAGGGAGTGACTTCGTGGCACTGAAGAGCGGCAACACCGACCCGATGCGGACTCAGCCTCCAAGTATCGAGGATCCTCCCACCTCTGGAGGCATCCGTTCTCCCATGCGGCCCCAGCCACCCACGATGAAGAATCCCCCACCGGGAGATTCGAAGCCGTGGGCGCCGGGGCGTGAGAACCTGGAATTCGAGGATGATCGAGAGAAACCCGAAGAGAAACCCAAAGGCCGTGACGGCCCGAATTGGGAGCAGCGGGCGAAGGATGCGTTCCGGTTCTCGACTACCTACTTAGATTCAAACTACCGCCAGCAGTGGGACGACTCCCTGCGGGCGTTCAACAACCAGCATCCCGCGGATTCGAAGTACAACTCCGAGAGCTACCGCAAGCGCTCGAGGTTGTTCGTTCCGGTCACTCGAACGGTCATCCGCAAGAACGAAGCTGCTGCAAGCCTAGCCTTCTTCAGCAATCAGGACCTGATCTCCATCCAGGCGATGAACGAAGCCGAGAAACCCCAGGTGATCTCGGCGGCGATCATGAAGCAGCTGATCCAGTATCGGCTGACGAAGACCATTCCGTGGTTCAAGATCGTGATCGGTGGCCTGCAGGATGCTCAGGCTCAAGGTGCAGCGATTGCGCGCATTCGATGGTGCTACGAGACCAAACAGACTCGCGATGGTGCTCGGGAGTGCTGCAAGGATGCCCCGCAGGTTGACCTGATCCCGATCGAGAACATCCGCTTCGATCCTTCTGCGAGCTGGCTGGACCCCATCAATTCGAGTCCGTATCTGATCGAACTCATGCCCATGTTCGTGGGGGACATCAAGGACAAGATGACCCACGCGGACCCGAAGGGAACGAAGTGGAAGCATTACCCGGACGCGGAACTCAAGCGATCGGAGTCCAATGATGACTCCACCCGCCAGGCGCGCATCAACAACCAGCAGGATCCGAGTCGCGAGAAGCGAGACGTATCGGATTACGACATAGTGTGGGTTCAGAGGCACATTCATCGCTGGGACGGCACGGACTGGGAGTTCTACACGCTCGCGGATGGTCGTTTGCTCACGACGCCAGATCTTCTCGAGGCCACGGTATTCCACGGTCAACGTGACTACGTGATGGGTGTGGCGCTGATCGAGACCCACAGACCGATACCGACCACCGTTCCGGCTCTCGTGAAGCCGCTGCAGGATGGCATCAACGCGATCGAGAACCAGAGGAACGACAACGTTCTGTTCGTGCTGAACAAGCGCCACAAGGTCAAGCGTGGAACGAACGTCGACACTGCCTCATTGGTGCGCAACGTCCCCGGTGGTATCACCATGGTGGACAACATGGAGGACCTGGAGGAACTGAACTGGCCAGACGTCACGCAGTCCTCGTACCAGGAAGCCGGCGCCAAGCGCATGGCATTCGATGATCTGATCGGCAACTTCAACCCCATGCAGATGGCAGAGCAGGTGGGAAAGAACGTCGCTCAAGGATCGATGCGGATGCTGAGTAACTCAGCATCCGTGTTGACGGAGTTCATGCTGTCGACCTTTGCCATCACGTTCGTTCAGCCTTTGTTGCGACAACTCGTTCTGCTCGAGCAGCACTACGAGACGGATCAGACCATCCTCGCGATTGCAGGGCAGAAGGCGCAGGCGTTCCAGAAGTTCGGCGTGAATGAAGTGACGGATGAGATGCTGGATCACGAGCTCACCACCACGGTGAACGTGGGGATGGGAGCTACTGATCCGGTGGCGAAACTTCAGCGGTTCATGTCTGCAGTGCAGAGTTTCGCGGTGATCTCCGCGAAACCCCCGGCAGGAGTCAACCTGGCGGAGGTGTGGAAGGAACTCATGGCTCTGGCTGGGTATCAGGATGGGGAGCGATTCAGCACGGGCACGAATCAGGAGATGGCGAAGCTCGAGCAGATCAACAAACAGCTGATGATGATGATCCAGGACATGAAGCGTCATCAGAAGGACAAGCACGACGCCAACGTGGTCAAGCTCGTGACCGCGAGAGAGGCGAACGCCACGAAGCTCAAGATCGCCGGCATCCAGCACGATCACGAGAAGGTTCAGACCTACGCCCAGCACATCCTCGACCAGGACGACATGCGTCTTCAGCAGGTCTTGCAGCCTCCTGAACCCACGATGCCCCAGCAACCCGCGGCGGTTGCGTGAGGGTCATTGCGAGCACGATCCCGCAGAAGGATCAGCGCTACCGCACGGTGGGTGACTACCAGGTGGAGTCCGACGAGGCCACTCTGGAGGAGGTATGGCGGTTCAGGATCACGGCAACCGAGGACTGGCGCTCTGCCGCTGCGGTCTTCCTGCATGAATTCGTGGAGGCCATGCTCACCAAGGAGCGCGGCATTTCCATTGCGGCGATCGATGAGTGGGACACACGGAAAACCCCACTCACCCAGCACATGGAGCCCGGAGACATGCCGGGGTGTCCGTATGGCAGGGAGCATCGATTCGCAGAGAATCTGGAGCGACTGTTCGTCGCGGAGCTCGGGTTGACCTGGGCAGAGCATGAGGAGGAGTTAGAACGTGCAGCCAAGGGAACTTGACCCGGAAGACCCACGAGTTCAAGAAGCGGTGTTTGGGAAGGAGGTGGAGAACTTCCTCCATTCCCCCATTGGGGACTATCTTCTGAGCAAGGCTCGGAATGAAGCCGAGACGGCCACTGAGCAGTTGAAGACGGTGGAGCCGACCTTGACGGACAAGATTCGGGAATTGCAGTCGACCATCCGAAGAGCCGAGAGCATCATGGGATGGTTAGGGGATGCCGTGGCCAATGGCCATCGCGCTATCAGTCTGATCGATGGTGAGGAGGAGGACGTCCATGGCTAAGAAGACCCAGGAAGAGATCGACGCGGAAGCGGCGCGGAAGGAAGCGGATCGCAAAGCCAAAGAGGCGCGCGAGAAGCGGAACAACTCCGCGGTGGATCGCCGCAATTCCATTGCGGACAACGCGGATGCGGAGCGGCAGAAGACCGAACCTCTCGAGGAGCTCGAGGAGGAGGGCGATCCCGATCCTCACACGAACGAGGAAGGAGATGCTGAAGCCATCGCCGCGGCCCAGGCCGAAGAAGACGCCAACGAGGAGGCCCGCAAGGCCGGCGCCGAGGACGTTCGGAAGAACTCCGGAGGGGTCACGGAATATCGCCTGGTCGTCAATGGCCGCGAAAAATGGGAGACGCTCGAGCAGATCCGCGCGAGTGCCCAGAAGGTCGAGAGCGCTGATGAGTATTTACGTCAGGCCTCTGAATCTGTTACAAGGGTCGCCAGAGAGACACCGACAGCTGAGGAGGCAGAGGCCACCCAGCAAGCGGAAGCCGACGCGAAAGCCCGGCGCGAGCACCTGAAGGACCTGTACAGGCGCTCGGCTCTCGGTGATGAAGAGGCGATCGAAGAGTTAGCACAGATCCAAGACGGACTATCCAGGGTGACTCCGGACGTTCTGAGGATCGTGGATCAACGAGTCGATGCGCGGGTGGCTGGGACGAATGCGTTTCAGTCTGCTGTCGAGTGGTTCGAGAGTGAGTACAAGGAAGAGCTGGCCAGCCCTCGTCTGAAGACGATGGCCGCACGACTGGACAAGGAGTTTGCGGGTGCAGATCCGCAGCTACAGCCTCGCGAGAGGTTGAAGAAAGTCGGCGACGAGTTGCGCGAGATGCGCAAAGAGTTGGGTGGCACTTCTCGCAAGACGAACCCGAAGGAAGAGCGCAAGCGGGCGCTCCCTAACATCCCGGCCGCCTCTGGTCGCCAGGCTGAAACGGAGAGCGAAGAGGAGACCGAGTCCACACAGGAGACCATCGCTAGGATGGCTCAAGCGCGGGCAGGTCGAACGGTTTCACGATAGGAGTCACCCCGCGGCCACGCGACGACTCCTGAACAGGAGTCACCATGGCCGGTCAAGTCTGGGCAGTTTCATCGTTAGGCGGCTACTTCTACAGTCGCCAGCTCTCCAACGTCATGCGCGCCGCGGTTCAGCCGCTGGTCAAGTTCCGGCAGTTCGCCGACGTCCACGACGCCAGCCAGCAGGGCAAGAAGAAGGGTGACACCTTCACCTGGGACGTGTTCTCGGATGTGGCAACGCCTGGCGCGGTGCTCACCGAAACGAACACGATGCCCGAGACCAACTTCACGATCACCCAGGGAACCCTGACGGTGACCGAGGGCGGAAACTCCGTCCCCTACTCCGGCAAGCTCGACAATTTGTCGAAGTTCCCGGTCGAGGACATCATCAAGAAGGTTCTGAAGAACGACGCGGTCAAGTTCTTCGATCGCCTCGCATGGGGTCAGTTCAACCAGACCTCCCTGCGTGTGATCCCGGTCGGCGGCACCTCCGCTTCCGCGATATCGCTCTTCACCAACGGCACCGTCACCGGCACCAATTCCGCGGCCTTCAGCAACGCACACGCCAAGGCGATCTGCGATGCCATGAAGGAGCGCAACATCCCGGCCTACATCGCGGATGACTACTACGCGCTCGCCTGGCCGACGACGCTTCGCACGTTCAAGAACGCGCTCGAGACGATCCATCAGTACTCGGACACCGGGTTCAACCTGATCATGAACGGCGAGATCGGGCGGTACGAGAACACCCGGTACATCGAGCAGACCAACATCGCGAAGGGCTCCGGCTCCGATGGCATCACGACCACGAACTGGGTCAATGGCCAGTCGGACTGGATGTTCTTCTTCGGGAACGACACGGTCGCTGAGGGCATCGTGGTTCCCGAGGAGATGCGCGGCAAGATCCCGACCGACTACGGTCGTTCCAAGGGCATCGCCTGGTATTACTTGGGCGGCTTCGGCATCGTCCACACGCTCGCGAGCAACGCTCGTATCGTGAAGTGGGATTCGGCTGCCTGATCGACAACTGACACTCTGGCGGCTCGGAGACCTTCTCCTCCGAGTGCTGACAAAGCCACCGCGGGAGAGGTCCGGAGTGAAATGACATGAGCACTGGCGCACTGAAATCGATGGGTTACGACCACCCGGATTACTTGGTCCGGGCGACCAAGGATTCGATCATGGTCGCGGGATCGGGCGGCGTATCGGGCAAGTTCATCGCGCATGCGGCGATGCTGCTCATGGCGCTGCACACGTATTCCACGATCGTGGGAACGTCGACCTACACCTACACCCAGGGTGGAACGGCCACGGTCGCGGTGGCGGCAACCCAGCTGTCCCTGATTCGCATCACGAACACCAACACCTACGGAACAGCGGTCGCGTTGTCGACGTCGACGTTCGGTCCCTACACGGTGGGCGGTGGCAACCTCACGGCGGCCTCTGGCGGCACCCTGACCAACCAGGTGGGCGCGTACAGCTACTTCCAGCTGAACACCTCCACGGGAACGGCGGGTTACGGCGGCGTCCCGATCTCACAGGGAGATCAGTTCTTCGTCGTCAATGGCACCGATGCCACGGCGGTGGAGCTCGTCGCTGTCGAATTCCAGGCGCTCCCCGGCGCTTCGGTGATCAGCTAATCGGGTGCGCCCGAAGGGGGAGGCTCCGGCCTCCCCCAGACCTTCGAAGGAGAAAGACGATGCAGACCCCGAAGAAGCCCGACATTGGAAACCTCCCGAACTCTGCCCACATGGCCGGAGATGAGATGGTGGGCGTGAAAACGGCCGGCTACCTCGACAAGAAGGGCACACCGAACGGGAACTCCGTGGAGTTCAACGTTCTGCCCCCGGGCTTGGACATTGAAAACCAGAAGGTGGCCGACATCCGCGACCTTCCGATGAAGACGGTGACTCGCTTGGGGTTCCCGGGTGACGGCTGGAACGGCTGATCCTCGTGGACATCCTGCAGGAGAAGTTCCAGGTCGTTAACCCGACCGAGAAGAACGACGACGGCCAGAACGGCTGGAAGTCGGCTGACTCCGCGCGCCAGCGGCCGGCGATCTCCAATGCCCGTTTGAACCAGAATCCTCCTGGCATGGACATCACCAACCAGAAGAACACCGAACAGAATCCCATCCCGATGGTGATGAGCGGTGAGACGGATGTCTCGGCGGACTGGAACGAGGGTGCGCTCAAGAAGGGATTCACGAAACGCGAGTGCCGCGCGACGGACGATGAGTACTCGAACGCGCACAACGATGCCTTTTACGATGAGATCAAGGTCGACGGCTCGGTAGGCTTCGCCGAACGGAACAACGTTCTGGATCGGATGTAATGCTTCGCGAAGTCGGCAACGGTCGCTACACGGCTCTCACCGGCACGGGCACCACGACGATCAACGCCGGCCAGGCCGCGAGCGACACCCCCAAGCAGGACACGGGCGTTTTCTACGGCGCCATGGTGGTGGCGGTCGGAACCACCTACGTGATCGACGCCTACGACATCATCGCGCCCACGAACAAGGGCACGAACACCGCGACGACCACCAACAAGCTCATGAACGGAACCTGCACGGCCATTGGCCAGGTGTTCCCTTGTGGGCCTTCAGGGATCGGGGTGCGTTACCGCGGGAACCTGGTGGTGATACAGTCCGGCACTGCAGGACAGATCAACGCTCTCTGGGACTGAAGGAGGAGTTCATGAACCAGACCAAGGTCAAGCAGCTGACAACCCCTGATCGAGTGCTCGAGGGTGTCCGCATGTTCAACCCATCCAAACCGCATGGCACTGTCTATGCGGATGGTTTCTTCGAAGCGAAATACGTTCAGGAGTTCGAGGGCCGCGAGGTGTACTACCGGGGAGATGGAACTCCGATCGGTGAAAACCCTGGCAAGGTCATTCCTGCGGTAGATCTCGCGCGTGAGAATGCCGACCTGAAACGCCAGCTCGAAGAGCTCCGCTCAAAGTCCGCGCAGTCTCCAGGGGCTGCCGGTGCTGGACGGACAGGCAAGTAACCCCCAAGTTTCCCTGATCCCTGCGGAGGCACTCGAGGAGATGCTCGAGTTCGCCGGCGGTTGCCCTGTGGGGGCATTCGTGGAGGTGGGTGTCTGGCGCGGCGGGAGTGCATGGCACCTGATGAACCTGGCCCAGGCCCAAGGCCGCAGGTTCTACGCCTACGACACGTTCCAGGGCATTCCCTTTCAGATCCCGGGGCTCGACACCCATCCCGTGGGTGACTTCAAAGATGTGGTTGAGGAGGAAGTTCGCTCTCTCCTCCCGGAAGCCACCGTCATTGCAGGGGTGTTCCCGAGAAGTGCTGTCGAGATGGGCAGCATTGCCTTCGCGCATCTCGATTGCGATGCGTACAAGAGCGTGAAGGATTCTCTGATCTACCTGGCGCCGCGCATGGCGCGCGGTGGAATCATCTGGTTCGATGACGCTCCGTGTCTTGCGGGAGCGAAGGCCGCGGCGGAGGAGTTCTGCGGCAAGAGGTTGAAGACTTCGTACAACGGCAAATATTTTTCAGTGTTCTGATCGGAGGAGGATCACGACATGCTTATCAAGAAGAGACCCCCTGTTGAGCCAACCTGGCTCGTGTGGAGAGTGCCTGCATCTCTCAATCTGAAGCCAGAAATCCGCAACACCCCCTCGTGGGTTGTCCAATCTCTGCTGCTAAAGAAGATAGTTCCAGTGGAGATTGATGGACTATTTCGCGGCGTGGATGTGTACGTCATGGAACGAGGCACATCTTTCCATGTGCCCTGCGGAGATTTCGTGCTGCGCAGCCTAAACACCTACGGTGCGGAGTTGAGTTGGCTCCCGGCTAACAAGTTCCAAGAAGAATACGAGGTGGTGAGCGAGAATTGTGAGGGAACCATAGGGCCTGCGAACATCCCCGGCGATGCCGTGGCGGATTGTTTCCCGAGGACCAAACGATGACCTGGAAACGAGACGACCCCCAAGGTGGAGAGAGTCACAAGATCAGCTGGGAGATCGTGAAGTGGACCCGCGGGCGGGTGCTGGACATAGGTGCAGGTCTCTCCCGCACGTTCCCGCACTTCATCACCGTGGACAACAACATCGATACCGTTCTGTTCGGTCATCAGATGCCAAGACCGGATGTCTACGTCGACACGGCGGAGAGGCTGCCACTGTTCGCGGACAATTCCGTGGACGCGGTGTTCTCCTCGCACCTGCTCGAGCACATTGCCCACGAGAACGTAACTGACACGCTTCGGGAGTGGCTGCGGGTGATCAAGGTGGATGGCTACCTCATCCTCTATCTACCCGACGAGGACCAGTATCCGAAGGTTGGTGAAGAGGGCGCGAACCCCGATCACAAGTGGAACGTGAGTTACCAGTCCGTGGTGGATTTCATGAGAGGGACCAGAAGGAGCTGGGATCTCGTGGACTTCCAGAGACGCGATGGAACGAACGAGTACTCGCTGTTCTTCGTGTTTCGCAAGCTCTCCTCGCAGAAGGATGAAGGTTTCCACTACAGCTGGAAGGACTACGAGAAACCTCCCAAGACCTGCGGCGTGGTGCGTTACGGCGCCTACGGGGATCTGATGCAGGCGAGTTCAGTGCTTCGGGCACTGAAGGAAGAGGGTTATCACGTCACCCTCTTCACCTCGAACCCGGGTCTCGAGGTGATCCAGCACGATCCGCACATCGATGAGTTCTACATCCAGGACAAGGACCAGGTCCCGAACCAGGCACTCTCGCAGTTCTGGGACTACCACCGGGGCAAGTTCGACAAGTGGGTGAACCTCTCGGAGTCGGTGGAAGGAGCCCTCCTCACGATCCGCAATCGCACGGTGGATGAGTATTCCCCTGCGGTGAGACATCAGCTCTGCAATCGCAACTACCTCGAGTACCAGCATCTCATTGCGGGCGTTGAGTACAAGCCCACGATGAAGTTCTACGCCACCGAGAGCGAAGTGAAGTGGGCGAAGGATGAACGTTCGAGGTTCGGGGAGTTCTGCCTCGTGTGGTCACTCTCTGGATCAAGCGTCCACAAGCACTGGCCATGGATGGATCAGGCGATCTCGGGGCTCCTGATGGACTTCCCTGAACTCCAGGTGGTGCTCGTCGGAGGTCCTGACGGAGTGATCCTCGAGCAAGGCTGGGAGAAGACCCCACGAGTGCACTGCCGATCCGGCAAGTGGCACATCCGTGAGACACTGGCGTTCGTTCAGCAGGCGGACGCGGTGGTGGGGTCTGAGACAGGTGTCGTGAACTCCGTCGCAATGGAAGACATGCCGAAGGTGGTGTTTCTCTTCCATTCCACGGTTGAGAACCTCAC